TCTCTCCACAAACCCTTAATGCGTTATGTTGCTGATGTTACAGTCTCAACAGCAGAACCGTTCCAAAATTTCAGTTTATTCTCACTGTTGTCATACCAGATTTGTCCTTCAACTGCACCCTCACCATCCGTTACGTGTAGTTTCAAGAAGGTTTCAAAACTAATACCACCACCTGCACCAGTGCCGATTTTAAAGGCATCGGAAGCAGTAGATGAACAGTAAACGGCTATTTTGCCAGTTCCTGTACTATGTATATAAGCTGATGTTCCATCAAAGTAGATAGGAGCAGTGCTAACCATTCGTAGAAAACCACCATTGATATATGCTCCAGAAGAACTTATAAGAACTTCAGTACCCACAATATGCAGTGAGCCACCTACTTTTCTGATGCTATGCGCTGAAGAAACAAAACTAAGGTAATGCGCTTCTGCAAGTGTAACATCTCCATTTGCGACATTTGCACCACCGTCTAATGTCAGTAATCCCGAAGCGTTTAATGTTCCGGTTACCGCCATATTTCCTGTTAGCAACACTCGGTCGTTACCTGTAATTTTAATGTTCGGAGATGCATTTGCACTAGAACCATATAACCACAAAATATCGCCTGTGGTATTTCCACCATATATAGTAATAGTGTTTCCTTCATCCTGTATCATTCCTGCAGAACCATTAAAATAGATATGACCACACTCTGATATAGTGTTAGCGTTCATCGCCATAGTTGTAGCACTAATATCAATTTCATTAGTTCCAGCTATCGCAAGATGAAGCGCAGTTTGCGCACTAACAACAAAACTACCAGCAGAATCGGAACGCAAATATTGAGTTGCTGTTCTAAACTGCCATTGTCCCGCCTCAGCCATACGCTGATGACAACCAGCATAAGTTAGAAGCCCACCAATATCGGTAGAATGTGTAATAGTAGCATCAGCACTATTGAAATCTATAATCCCGCCACTTGGCATATATAGATTAGCACTCAGAGTTACATTTCCTGATGCGCTTAGAGTTGTAAATGCCCCTGTTGAAGCAGTTGTAGCCCCTATCGTTGTACCATCTATCGTTCCACCTGTAATGACCGCAGTACCAAAAGTAAGGTCAATATCAGTGAAAGTAAGGCTTGTAACTCCAGTAGACGAAGTAACTGTAATGGCGTTTGTCCCAAAGGTATAAATTATATCCTCTGAGTTCTCCGTCAGTGCTACAGCGTTATTCGTGGAGTTATCCAACACTGCTTCGTTCTGTCCTGTCCATAGCCAAGTTGTGTAATCCGCACACACTGGCGCTGTACAGAGCAGACACAACACAGCTGCCAAACTTAACATCTTTGTTATTTTACTCATCGTTTTATTCTCCTTTTTTGTTATTGAAGGGGCTTTTGCCCTATCAATTTATTCTTAATTAAAGTGACGTCACGTGGATTATATGCTGTTCCGAATCATCAGCATACTGCCATACAATCTTCCATCCACCCAAGAAATACCAAGCAACACCCTTGCTTCTTCCATAATCCGTAGGGATTTTTGCACGTACTTCTTCAGGGATAGCAACAGCCTCCATTACGGCATCGTCGCCAAAGAACACAGCTTCACCATAAGACCCGCCCAATATGTTGCTAAGAGCGTTGTTATCCTCAACAAAACGAGCGCTGTAATGTTTACCAACCTCGTGTGAGAATAATCTTTCAGGTTTGCCATACTTAGAAGCATCTGACCACTTAGTATCGTCCCTAAGACCTCTAAGCGCATTTACGGAACCAATGGAAACATAATTATCTCCATCTATGTTTGGTATATTCCACTTTCTTAACTGGTCGACAATCTGTTTGACATGATAGTCATTCAAATTAGCTCCAGCAGTTGCACCGGCAGTTCCATTAGTTGTTAATGTCCCCGTTGTGGAATCAATACAAACATACTTTGCGTCTGCTGCCTGGAACTGGTCTGCAACCGCATTATCTATAACTGACATTTGATCCTTCTTGAGAACCTTTTGACAAGTATTATCTACATCAAACTCAGACAATGCTTCCAATTTGCCAGTGTAAGGCACACTATTACCGTATTCAGTTATGGTTATAGTGCCTCTTTTGATAGTGAAGTTACGTTCAGGCATAGTATCAGTTTCAACCAAGGTTCCACCTGCTGTTGAAATAGCAGATACCTTATCAAAGATTTTAGTATCATCTTTGTGCATACCAAACGCCTCTTTGAGTCCAACAAACTGTCTAAACCTCATTTCAGGCGCAGCAGCTAGCCTTAACTTCTTTGATAGTGTCGGGTTCGCTAGATACCCACCTAGAGTATCTGTTACCCATAATTGTCCACTCATTTTAATTCCTCCTTATTATTGTTAATTAACTCCCAATCTTTTACTCGCTGATTTCTTTTTTCTGCGAGAAATATATTCTTCAGGAGTTTCTTCTTCGGATTCATCTTTGTTCTTACCTTTACTTTTTGAACCAGGGCCTCCACTAACAATATAGCTAGTGTCTTTCCCTTCTTTCTTTTTTGGCGAAGAAGTTTCCTTCGCAGGAACAATGTTAAGCTCGGATGCAGCAAGTTTAAAACAAATTTCATTACAATCAGAAAGACTACCGAGTTCTGGACTTTTAGCCAAGATTTCACTTGCTTTCTTCTGAAGTTCACTTCCTTCTTTTTCCGCGTCAGGATAAAGTTCTTTTGTTCTTTCCCAAGACTTGTTCCAATCTGTCTCGAAAACTTTTTTACCCTGAGCCGATTTATCTGCTTCTTTTTTGGCTAAATCCCTATCATCTCTCTCTTGCTCCCTAAATGCAATTAGCTGCTCTGTCGCTTTTTCAGGGTCATCTACCCAAATATTTTCATCTGGCTTAGTAACCCTTTCCTTTACCTTCTCAGATTCAGAAAAGTCAAACATTAAATCCCCAGTCTCGGTCTCTTTGATGTTCTTCTTATAAGGCGACACTAATCTTTGAAGCCTTAGTGTTTCTGCCTTAGCTTTCTCAACCTCACTGTCCTTTTTAGACTGAAGAACTTTATATTCACTTTCCCAATTCTTTTCTGGTTCTGGTTCTGGTTCTTTCTGTTCCTCTACTACTTCTTCTTCGCTTGCTTCTGGGTCAACAATGGTCTCTTCTTCTACTTTTTGACCTTCATCAACCGTTTTCTCTTCTTCCATCTTACTTCTCCTTTTTCTAATTTTTCTCTTTAAGATTTATTCTCAAAAAGAATAATCAGTTGTTTAAATTAACCTTAATACCTTAAACCAAGAAAGGACTTAGCCTCCTTGATAGGATGTTCCTCTCTCTCTTTTTCCGCTTTTTGCCCCTCTACCGCAATCTCGCCCTTTTTCATAATAGAAGCTGGTAGATTGATCCATTCTGTTATCTGATTATAAATTTTCTGTCTTTGCGATAGATTGCTTTCAGGTAATCCCTCATTAATAAAGTCTGCAAACGCTTGTTCTTTTATCTTCTCCCATTCTCTTTCTAATACCTTAAACCCGCTTTGAGATAATAATTCCTTAACTGCAATAGCATCAGGAATACGGCTATCGCTATTTTTCTTATCTTGTTTTTTCTCTTTTATCATTGTTCCCCTTGATATGCGCCCAAACGGACATTCTCCGTATCATATCCTTTTTTACCAGCTTCCTGAATATTTCTCTGTTTATTTTGCTCTTCAAGCTGTTTCATCGCTTCCATGTGAATTTCTGTCTGCCATTGCTTTATTTCCTGTTCAGTCGGTAGTTTTGCCTCAGGGTCTTTAATACCTGTTTTTCTTAGTAAATCCACTACAATCTCTCTCATTTTCATAGGGAATTGTTCCATTAGCGGATTGTCTTTCAAGATTTCGTGTGTTATCTGCGCTTTGGAAATCTCTGCCTTAATATCTTCTTTAGTGGCAGTCATTACGATATTGAATTGCTGTTTTATTGCTTCTATCCCCTGCTCAGAAAGTGGATTGCCAGGTGTATCAAAAATTTCTTTTATCCATTTCTTAACCTCTTCATCGGATGCATTTCCCCAATACTGCTGATATAACGCCCATCTTTGTCTGAATATCTCAGCTATACTTAAAGACATCCACCTAATAAAATGTCTAAACCCAACATTGCCCTCTGATATAAGCATCTGTAAACCTCTGGCTGTTCCCGCGCCTTCTCCTGCGGTCTTACTTTCGCTACCAAGATTAAAGTCGCTTAAATTGGAACGCCTTTGAACATAACCCCAAAGCAGTTGTTCTTCCTGAAAAGACAATCCTTCGGAATTTTGAGGCGGGCGTAAATACTTGATTGATTCTTCTCCTATATTGCTAAGTTGCCATTGTCGGCCTGGCCCTGGTTTATGCTCTGTCGGGTCAAATCCACTTCCTTCTGTATGAAGTAAAGTAGGATTATTATGCAAACTTCCCCTATCTACTCTCTGGTTATGCGTGGCATCAATCTCACCCTTTACATCATACAGCATTTCAGGAATACCTACTCCAAAAGGTTGATTATGTATCGGCTTGATATATCCCGGAATGATTGGACATCTACCATGCTCATAAGGGAATTTCTCATATCCGCATAAGGTTTTGCTTTCATAGTGGATAAGAGCAACAACTTTTTCCTCTAATCCATCTCCGTCAATATCATAATTTACATAAATTTCAAAACATTCCAGTTTCTTAGTCTTGGAAAAGAAATTGGCTATTCTCCTTCTCTCTTTTGTATCAGTAACCTTATCCTGCTTTTCCTTTAATTCTTTAATTATAATATTATCTAAATTCTTGTATAGCTCTTTGTCGTCTTGTTTTAACTGTCTGCGTAGAAAGTCTTTTGTCCTCCATACCCGTAATGCAATTAAACTGTTTTCCCATGCGTCCTGAATACTAACAGAATCAGAAGGGAAAATAACATCTTTAATATCCCAACAAAGCAGTTCTGGATTGTATTTCTTCCACCTGCGTTTCTTTTCAGTAATCTCTTCAATTTCATAAGAGATTTTTTGACTATCCAATAAAGTGGTGTTGCGATCATTAACTTCAAGTGGAATATCTGTATTCGGGTCTTTGGCTATTTCTCCTTTAACCATATAGACATCATAGATTTTTTCCTCAATTTTAGTCTTCTCTTTCACAAAGAAACTTTTTACAAACCCTGTACCAGACCAAACAGTATTTTGCACAAAAAACCATATCTCTCTAAATAACTCTTCGTGCGAATCTAAATCCCAATTCAAGAACTTCTTTACTATATCCTTAAACGGAATAGCTGTGGCGTTTATTGGCTTTGCGTCAATAGGGGAAATAGTATCAAAATTACCTTCAATAATGCGGGGAATAACACCATCTGCTGAAATAGAAGTGGCAGGAACACTGAAGTTACTAGCACCTACCCACGGGATTATTTTTTTATCCTTTATATCTCTCCAATCTTTGTACCACCTATCCACATACGAATTAAATCCAACCCTCTCTTGCATAGCCTCTTTCAAGACATCACAGCAATAATCCGTAAACTCCTGTTCGTCAAATTCGTTATTGTCGCTTTCTTTCTCTTTTACTGCCATTCTTTTCTCCCTAATAAAAAATGCCCCAAATAAGATTTCTCCTATCTGAGGCTTCTATTTTTTAGATTGTCCTCTACGAACTATTTAAATATGTATCACAGTTTTAAAATAATGTCAAGCTTTTTTTTTAGGTTTAAAACTCTCAAGTAAATTTATATTAGCTACACCACCCTTGAAGAGATTCACTTCAATTTTTCCTGTGTATTCTGGCTTATCATACAACAACTTTTTAATAAAGTCAAGTGTCCATAAAAGATTAAGATTATTATCCTTTAACATCCATCCAAGCATTAAATATTTTAAATTTTATAAACATTCTATGAATTATTCTAACTATATAACAAAATGGTATAGGATATCGCACAATTACTCCAACTTGTTCCCAAGTCGGTTTATTTGCTTTGAATTTTAAATAAGCAAATTGATTATCCATTAATAACCCCTTACGCTTTCTGCCGCTTTCTCAATTCTTCGTATTTCCGTTAAATTAGGTGTTTTCTTTTTTCTAGGGCAACTCATTTGGTCATATCTCACTACATCAGGAAAATGTTTGTGTACTTCTGTTAGTTTACCTTTGGTATCTCTTGCATATCTACTCATTGACTTAATTGTATGCGTTAAAGACTTATCAAATAGTATCTTTGGATAATTACCAAAACCCACTTCTATATCAGGGTCATACCTCAATCCCTGTTTTACTTTCATGTGTCCTAGTTCCACATCATCAATAGCATCTATGAAATATAACTTATGTTTAGCAAACTCCTCTTTTACGGTTAGTTTTGTGTTTCCGTATGTCTTATTGCCAAAGTTAGGGTCAATTATTCTCTGGTCTATTTTATATCCTACCTCTTGTGCTTTAATATACTTAGATATTTCTTCAATATCTCCATCAACCCAACCCTCTCTATAATAATAACAAGCTCCTGTCATATCCACAGCTCTCCATATCATTGCATGAGGAGTTGTATCGTGTGGATCAAGAGTCAAACCAATGGAGTATTTATTTATATCCTTAAAGTTAAATCTACTCAAGTCCTGTACATGTATTTCCTGTTGGAATAATCCTCTACGATTATAAATCATACCCACAAGATGACTTGGTCTGCCACGCAACCGAACTTCCCGCTGGTCAGGGTCTAATGATGTTGCATAGTCATCAATATCTTTCTTTGTCAACATGCCCCCATTCTCTTTGAGGTTATCCTCAATATCTAATACAAAATATACCTTCTCTGGGTCTGTGCTATCAACATACTCATCCCATACCCAAACCTCCTCAAGTAGTGTAGCTGTAATGATCAACTTGCCTTGCGATACCATAAACCCTTTAATCAATGCTAAATACTTGCTCCGCTGTATTGGCTCATTCACCCATACAAAGTCAGCAACAACTGTTTCAAATGCCATATCCTCTTGAATACAACTCATAATCGTGAATGTATTACCATTATGCAATCCCCATTTAACAGTTATACCGTTCTGATTCTTATGGCACTTTCTCTTATTAATCATATCCTCTGGTATCATCTTGCGAAAGTATGGCTCTATCTCTACTCCTGCTCCCTCATTAAAGTTTGGCACTACAACAACCGCATGTATTATTTTATTGTCCATTCTATTCTCTTTTGGAAACCAATCCGGGTAGTACTTTGTTATATGATAGCAAAAGATATGCCCTCCCAGCTCTGTCTTGCCCGATTTATTACCGCCAGCAACAAGTATTTTCTGCGCTTTAGACTGAAAGATAGCCTTCTGTCCTCTATTAGGAAAGAAGTTCCTCAATGGGGAAGATAGGAAGTCAAACACCTCTGTCCTCTCATTTTGAGGTAGATTCTTCAATATCTTCTCATCAGACGCTAGAGAATGTATATCGTGATATGATGTGTTTGCGTATGCTAGTTCTTGCATTTATTTAGCCTTAAAATGACAATATAATACTAATTCTAATACTAATATATAACTATCTTGCTTTTTTAAGCTCTTAATCACTATGCTCCTCGACTGTAATAACAAGATAATACTAAACCTCTTATTGTCAAGAGATAATCTTGTCTTTCTTGTGCCTGAATATATTTATTTTTCATTTTTCTTCAAAAGCTGTGTTATACTCTTATATCCTTCTTTATCTTGCTTTGGTTTTGTCTTTCTCTCTTTAAGGTTGCATAACCCCGTAGGTTGCCTAGTAATATGTTCTTCATTTCTCAAGTTCCTTCAGTGATTCTTGGAGGGATTTAAAATAAATAGAGGCTTCTTTTATTAGTTTTTTTAAGTAAATTATTGACTTTTCTCTCTTCTTTTCTATCGCTTCAGTATTATCGCTCATGGTTTCTCCTTATTTGCTGTGCCTTATATCCTGCACTTGGATTTCCTCTGGCTTTATTCTTCCAATAACCCATATTAATTAAATAAGACTTCATTATTGCCCATGTTTTGCTATGTGCAAGTTTATCAGGAGTATCATCTTCATGCTTTAAAAACCACATAAATAACTCATCATTCATACTAACTCTTGGCTTAATCGTATTTTCAGCGTTCATAACACCCCTAAATTTGCAAAGTTATTGACCGACCCATACTAAACCATTGACCTATTTGTGAGGCAATGCCTCCTTAGCCAGTTTTAAAATGTTTGCGATTATCTCCTCATCTGTGAGGCTTGGTTTGATATCAAAGTCTGCTGCAATCAAGTCTGGCACAAGCTTCCTTAATAAAGCTATACTCATTGCTCCATCTTTATATGAACGTACTATATAATTCTCTAAAAATGATATTTTCTTTTGCTTGGCTACCTTAGCTAACGCATTTTTAAGCTCTAATACCTCTGGACGTATTGAACGACCCATGCCAAAGTTATTTCCAGCTACAAATCTTCCCTTTGTATTTCTTCCTTTTTTATTCATATCGTTAAATCTCCGTTAGAACGGTTTTTATAATTTCACCTCAAAAGTTAATATCTCATCTGCTCCTACATCTGCTAAACTCTTCATTAATTGCACTTGCTCTTGATCAGTACCAACACAATCAATCGTTAAGCGAATCTGATTGTCAAGGCTCTTCAATGCCCGTCTATTAAAATCCTTTAGATGTCCTTGAAACTTTATTTGCATTTCTTCTTCCTATTCTCATGTATAATTCTCTTAGTCTCTTCCTCTATTGCCCTTTTTCGTTCTTTTACTAGCTTAATATCTGTGTTTAGCTGTGTTATTTCTTTGAATAGATCTATTGAGGACTGGATGTTTCTTTGATCAGCTTTAATTCTATTACGAAGTTTGTATGCTTCTGGTAATTCAGTTAATTCGTCTAGTTCTTTGTTTAGTGCAGTAATTTCTCTTTGTAGATATGCTTGATATTCAGCATCCATGTTTGAATAGTAACACTCTGTATATAGTATGTCAAGAATAATTATATCTATATGTAGTAATTATGGAGCGGAGAGAGGGAATCGAACCCTCATCCTCAGTTTGGAAGACTGTAATTCTACCTTTGAACTACCCCCGCATTAGAGCTGCCAGAAGGACTTGAACCCTCTTCAGAAGTTTACAAAACTCCCGCTCTTCCAGGTGAGCTATAGCAGCATATAAATAAAGTATATCATATAATTTTACATAATCAAGTAATTAGCTTGTTTTTGATGTTTTTTTCTATGTGTGTTCGTTATGCCTCGCCGTTGTCAGGTGTAAAATATGACAAAGTGCTTCAAAAAGCGAATTGCATGTCAATATTTCTTTTTATACTCTACGCATACCTATTTAATTATTATTATGATTATAATATTTGACTTATGTATTGCATTTGTTATACTTTAATTATGAAAATTAAATATAGTCAAAAATGGACTAAAACACTTTTAGATAAAAGAATTAAAAAGTTATTAAAATATATTCCTCTCACAACCCCCGGAGTTTTATTGAAAGTATTTTGTTATACTAGGAATGTAGACCCAGATTATTATTTTCGAGGACATTATAGATATACTCGAGTACATGGATTATATCAAAATAAAATTAAGATGCCAAACATACCTAAACATATTATTACTTTGAAATTTCACCCCAATATTTCTAATGAAAAGTTATTATATTTTCTAGCACACGAACTAGGACATTATAAAGACTGGAGAAAATATAAAGGAAAGAAATATAAGTGTGCACAAAAACGATGTGATAAATTTGCTTATAAATGTATTGATAGAATGAAAGTATTAACAAAACAGGAGGGATAAGAATGGAAAATGTAAAATGCGAAGATTGCCTAAAAATAACAGATTGCTGTGTATTTGAATATAATGGAAGATTAAGAAGTCAGTGCCCTGAATGTAGGAAAAAAGACGTATTAGCTTTGGGGATAAATGCACCTGTAATAGCAGAGGAGATATAAATGGAAACTAAAAAAGCTGAAATAAGCAGGATCATTAAGATACTTAGAAAAACTATGAGCCCGGCGGATATTGCCAGTAAATTAGAGATATCTGTTGTTACTCTTTATAGATATGAGGCAGAGAGAATAGATAATCCGCATCGTAGAATATTAAAGAAATTACAGAAATTAGAGGATAAGCCATGATAAACCCAAAAGCACTTGAAGAAATTAAGTATTGTATTATTTGCAAATCATTAAACAGTAAGTGTAAAAGTGCTAGAACCCATAAACGAATGTTCTGGGGCGCATATGAAAACTACAAAAACAAGATAGATAAACTCATTAAATATAAACAATATGAGGAGAAGTGATTATGAGAGAATCTTTAAAAAAGAGAGCTATTATGTTACTTGAGAAGTGGAAAAAAATAGGAGGTAAAACGACATTTTATACATGTAAACATTGTAGCAAAAAAATAGAGACTCGCATACCAACCGTCGACTTATGTTCAAATAAGGGATATTGGGATAATGCAACGACGTGTCTTGAGTGTGGAGAGCTTAATTTTATTTGTGTTTATCCCTCAGGAAGAACAAGAGTTACAAAATTACAATAAATAAGGAGAAATAACATGGTTTGTCCACACTGCAAATACGAATCTACTTGGAATGAAGTAGGGGAAGATGAGGGATTTTATACAATTAGTAATGATATTAAAATGGAGAGGGATTATTCTGGTGATATAGAGGAATGCTTCGTATTTGGCTGTCCAAAATGTAAAAAAGTATTTATAGATTAAGGGAGGGAATTATGAAACTATATAAAGTAACAATGGGCGGTGGGACTTTTAGAGCGGATTATTTTGTGTTGGCAGATAATGAGACTCAAGCAAGCGAGCATATAGTGCAGAAATACGAAGAATGGGATTACACATCAAGAGCATATGCAGCAAAGATAGAAATAGTAGCAGTAGATGGTCAATATGGTAAACCTAGTGTATTATTAAATGCGTTAGAGGACAAGAAATGAAACTAAAAATAACATTATGGCTACTTAACTGTGCATTGACTAGCTGGTGTCTTTATAACTTAATAATGATAATTTTAAAAATTCGTGTGGCAAATGCTTTTTTAAGTTATTTTCCACATGCAGGGAGGTAGAGATATGAAGATTACAAAAGAAATACTCAAGTCAAAAAGTCCTTGCAGTCAAGGTTATGTCTGGTTTTTGGAAAAATACGGAAATAAAGCAAAAGTAAGTTATGAAACACTTATAAAAGATGCTCCGAGAGAACACAGAAATTGGATTAGACGAAACCTTTATATTGCACCTCCTCCAACTATGCCTACTAATTACAATGGCAAATTTAAAATTGGGGATGTTGTGTATTTTACATTAAATGATGATTGCGAATTCTATAAGAAAAGAATCGTTAATATCTACGACAATAATTATCCTTGTAAGGTGCGATATGATTCCAAAACAGATAAATATGTTGAAGATAAGACTGTAGAATTCTTATTTGATTTATATACAGGATACGGAAATGATGATTGTTGTTGGTCTGGGATAAAGGAAGATGAAATTTTTTCCACACTTGAGGAACTGCGATATAGTTGGATTATTAAAATTATGAATATGACTGTTAAAGATGATTAACCACCTTTCCAAAAATACAAAAGGAGATTGATATATGAAGCAAATAAAATGTGATACGTGTGGAAACTATCTCACAAAAGAAGAACTACAAAATCCAAGAAAAAATTATCTTGATTTAGAAATATGTGATGATTGTTATAGTAGTGATTATGAATCCGTAGGAGATTATACGCCAACAGAGCAAGAGGAAGTTTTGGATAAAAGATAACCACCTATCCAAAAATACAATAGGAGATTAAGATATGAGAATATTTAAAGAGCCTAATTTACACAATGATTGGAAATGTCCTATATGCAACACAAATGATAAAAAGGAAGTTGTTCTTATTGGGATTGTTGGAACGGAGGATGAAAATATCATACAAGCAGAGCAATTTCATTTAGAGTGTTTAGACTTGTTTTGGTATAAAGAAAAAGAAACTATATATCAGTTTATAAATAAAGAAAATAATGCGTTTCCTGCATTGGGGAGGTAATGATGGGTGAATTTGCAGATTTAATGATTGAAGGCGGTACGTGTTCTTATTGTGGCATATATTTTGTAGATGACCATGAATTTCCTGTTCTGTGTGCCGACTGTTGGGATGAATGTTCAGAAAAAGAACGGGAAGGATATTCAAAGGCTTTTTTAGATGAAGCTTAAATACAATAGGAGATAAATTGTGAGAGAAGGGAATAAATTAGCTGGTGGAAATCCAGCAAGAGGCAGAGTAGAAAATGATTTTTATGCAACTCATCCAGATAGTGTAAAAGCATTATTAAAAGTAGAAGAAATAATTTATCCTGCATCAGAACCTGCTTGTGGAGAAGGACATATAAGTAAACTTCTTACTGGTGGCGAATTATATTCAAGCGACCTTGTAGATAGAGGATATGGAAAACAAGAAGATTTTCTAAAAAGTAATTGGAAAGTTGAAACAGTAATTACTAATCCACCATTTAGCCTATTCCAAGAATTTGTAGATAAAGCGTTAAGAATAGCAACAAAAAAAGTAATAATGTTCGGCAAACTTCAAGCATTAGAGGGGCAAAAACGAGCTACTTTTTTACAGAAAACACCATTAAGAACAGTTTATGTTTTTAAAAAACGACAACAACCATTAAGAAATGGAAGCAAAATTGACGAACTAACTGGAAAGAAATGGGCTTCATCAACAATGGCTTTTGCTTGGTATGTATGGGAAATAGGATATGTAGGAAAACCACAAATAGAGTGGATATAACAATGATAATACTTTTTAACCACCTATCCAAAAATACAATAGGAGATTGAGATAAAAGATGACAGATAAAGAGATGTTTAATACTTCGTGGAAGTTTTTTAGGGAAATAATGTGTAGTAATAAATATACCATAGCGGAAAAAGATACCGCATATGAAAATCTTGCTCAAGATTATCTAAGATTGGATATCAAAGAAACTGAAGAAACGTTTTTCTGGAGTATAACTAAGGAATGGGGAATGAGAAAAGCCTATGAATTAACACATGGTATAATGGATGAAAATAATAAATTAATAAAAATAGATGCCATTACTAAGGCAGGGAGATAATAATGAAACCTATTCCTAAACAATATCGTAAACAAGCAGAAAATTTAATCCACGAAATAGGACAATTAGGTGATAAACTTTGGATGTTTATTTCAGAGTTAGGAGATAATATGGAAATTGAGTGTGGGGATTGTGTGATTGTAATTAAAAAATTAAATAAAGGAAACAAGAAATGAATAAGAAACCTAAAAAATTAAAAGACGTAGCCCATAATCAATCATGCGTTATGACCGAAGGAAGATGTTTTGGCTGTCAAAATGAAGGTGCTAATGATATGTGGGATAAATGGGAAGCATATTACAAGCAACACATCAAAGAAAATTACATCAGGAAGGATAGCTTGCCTAGTAAGGATGAGATAGTAAAAATAATTATACAATATAATTGGAATAATAAAAAAGAAATATTTTACACCACAAGCAGAACTACAACTCGCTACCCTATACAATTTGCTCGTCATATAAAACCATTAGCCAAAGTAATTATTAAAAGCATAAAGGGGGAATAATGATATTATATATTATAGCAGGATTATATATTTTTGGCTTGTTTGTAGCAATTTGGTTTGATGATGAAAAGGAGTTAAATAGTGTGGTGTAAAATAATAGGATGGACTATATTTATTGTGGCTATATTAGCTCTGTTAAGCCCTATTGTGGGTGTGATTTTAATTGATAGATTTAATAAAAAAGGAGATGGGAAATGAAAAGAATTAGAGTAGAGACACAAAAAGAGTTTGGTGCACTACCAAAGAGTTTTAAAGAATACACTGTAATAGATATTTATGCTAAAGAAAGAATTTTTATCGTTGAAGCGAGGGAAAATAGCTCCGTTGTAGCGAGGGAAAATAGCTCCGTTGTAGCGTGGGAAAATAGCTCCGTTGTAGCGTGGGAAAATAGCTCCGTTGAAG